ATTAAATCTGATAATGTGAAACGATAGATATGTCCTTGTTCGATTAAGCCGATTGTTTCTTTTAATGACTGAGACAGCGGTTTTAGATTCAAGTCTGTGTCGACAGGATAAAAACGCATACGTTTTAGTTTCCATTTGTTTATGAAATTGCGAAGTATTATCCATTGTCTTAAGGGTTTATGAAAAGAAATTGGAGAGATTTGAAACAGATAAAGTCTCTCTAATAAAAACAGATAATCAATATTATAGATGTTATAAAATTTATATTTTTCGATAAGACGCGAACGTTTTAATGCATGTTTGATAATATTAAGATATTCTGGATTCTCCTCTTGAATTTCATATTTTGACAATAAGAATGCGAATAATTTATTGTGAATAAAAAGGTTGATTTGGGTTTCCATATTGAATTAGAATTTAATAAATCATAATTATTGGAAACTAATAATATTCTATATAGATATAAAAAGTCATTAATAGAATAAAATATTATTATTAGTTTCCTAATATTTAATATTTTTGGAATTTTTATTTGTTAATCATGGGGCGTTTTTATACATCGGAATATGAGTATACATATGAAACTGGCAAGAAAAATGTAAATAACCCAGTTGAAGAATCCGACGAAGAAACAGTATATTCAGATTCGGACATAGAGTCATTAATTTATTGTGAGCCCGGACGTTCTTTATTACCTCCAGAACCATTATTGGATAACATTAAGAAGACATTATATGACCCTATGAATATTGATACAACTGATGCTTATCGGAGATACATGGTTAATGATTATGAATTTGTATTGGAGGAAACAGAAGGAAACAGTACTTGTTCGATGTATCGTTTTTGGGGGACAGGTATTGTATCGAGTATTATGTATAAGACGGTTCAAAGTGTAAATTGGAAAAAATATGATATTGGTTTAACACATTATAAGGCGTCGGTTTATTTGTTTGGAGAGAAGGAAAGATGGATTCAAGAAGCAGTAGATTCGCCATTATTTGATAAGACAATTATGTATTTAATGCGAGAACGCAAAACGGGAGAATGTTGGTTGGTGGATTTGATGGGACGCCGAGCGAATGTTAAACTGAGGCAATGATGGGGTAGTAAGGAGGGCAATGAAGATAATAAGAAGGAGGGGGGTAAGGGGGGACTACGTTCCCCCCTGTTCCTTATGAAATTGAAAGCAAATGAGTATAATATTAGATACAAGTAATATTATACTGTACTACTAATGAGTATGAAGTGTATTGCTATTGACCGAAACCGTGCGAATTGTCGTAATCACAAGATTAACGACACTGAATTTTGTAAACTCCATCAATATTTGTGTGAGTATACACCTGAAATGTTAAACAATCTGACTATTTGTTCAGGTTGTAATAAATGTTATTATTTATTAGATGGGAGAAAAACTTGCGATAATTGTGTGAATCGTGGAAAGAAAACGAGAGAAGAAAACAAAGAAGAAATTATACTATGTGGACACATTGGTTGTAAATTCAAGAAATCATCAGATAATAAGTATTGTCTGAAACATCAGTTGGATATATTTTTGGATAGTGCTTTAGAAATGGGAAAGAAGACTTGTCGTAATGTTATTAAAGGTTGTAGAGAATTGTTAGATGCCGATTATGAATTTTCGAGATGTGAAAACTGTCGAATCAAAGAAAGAGAAGCGGATAAAAAACGAAGAAACAAAGTAACAGAAATTATTGAATCTGATACAATTTCTTATTTGATTCAAGAAGATGGAACTGAAATACGTTTGCGGATATGTTCGGCGTGTTTCAAAGACAAACCGGAAACCGAGTATAAACCTGAAAGAGGTACTGGGTTAACAAAAACTTGTAGAGATTGTAGAGACCAACAGAAAATATTAGATAGCAGGAGAGATAAAGAACATCGCAACGAAGTGGCTAGAAAAAACGAGGCGAAACCGGAAAGGAAAGAAGTAAAACGGGAATGGGCAGAAAATAATCCAGAAAAAGTAGCATTGATAACGTTAAATTATCGTGCCAAACAATTGGAAACAAATCAAGAAGGATATTTATCAAGGAATGCTGAAAATATGAAAAAGTGGAGAGAAAGAAATCCGGAAAAAGTTGAAGAAATCGCAATAAAACAATCGAAAGACCCAAGAAAAAAATATCAAACAATAAAATACAATGCGATGCTAAGAAATTATAAGTTTGAAATTAGTTATGATGATTATTTAAAAATAGCAAATTCACCTTGTTATTATTGTGGCGATACAAATGATAGCGGATTTAATGGAATTGATAGAATCACCCAAACTGATGATTATGTATTAGAATCTGTTGTGAGTTGTTGTTCTATATGTAATTATATGAAAGGATGTTTGTCAAAAGATGTTTATTTATGTAGGATAGAACATATATTGGCATATAATAAAATTCGAGATATACCGATTAAAATCGAGTCATATGACTTATTTCCAAATCATAAGTCGGTTTCATACAATGATTATAAAAATAGAGCAAATAAAAAGAACTTAACGTTTGAATTAACACTTGATGAATTTAACAGTTATATTCATAATGATTGTTATATATGTGGGAAAAAATTCGAAGAAGGTATTCATACTAATGGTATCGACAGAATTGACAACAATGAAGGATACATATTATCAAATATTGCGAGTTGTTGTAGTGAATGTAATTATATGAAAAAACATTTTAGTTTTAATACAATGATGGAAAAGTTTTCAAAAACATTTGATAATCATAGAAATACAATTAAACCGAGTCATAATAATAAAATACATTCTATTTGTAAGAATAAATTCAAAAAATCAAATGAAGAATTAAAAAAAGATGCGGTTTTGCGAAAAATGAATAAGAGAGAAAAACAAAGGGAAAAATATAATAGTGAAGAATATAAGGATGAAAAAATGAAAGAACTTAAATTTAAGAAAGAGACTGAACTAATGAGAAATATAGAACCATAAACCACTATAAATATTTGCTTATGTGATTTTGTAAAAAAATTATTATTATATAATTTTTTTATTCATATTTATACACAATTAATGTGTTAAATAATTTTGAAACAATTAAGGGTTTAAGCTTAACTACCAGTCATAACAATCAATCATTTCCTATTGATTTGACTACGTGCTTTTTGAATGGGCACATCACTCTTTCGAGTGGGAATAGACTATATCTTAGGGCATCATCTTGGATTGCTAATCCAATCAACCCCACCAGCATTTAGTCGTTGAACCGCCTTCATATCCTTGCATAACGGACTTAGAAGACTGGCTGCGGATTGCCACATAACATAGAACTTTTTACTATACCTTATGTTGTTAGCATAAGCCACTGATATATTTCTATAACAGTTTAGTATTCTATGTCTTCGCGGTATCCCCGCAATTTGGAGGTGTCGCAGTTTCGAATTGAAACCACTTGCGCATCTTTTGGATACACATTTACTCACAATTAACCCAAGTTTATGAGTAAGCAACCCCTGCCATACCCGCCATCACTCTGAAAACGTTATAATTAATGGCATAGACACGGACTTTGGCAGTGTTGACGGAAGCAACAGTATTGGAAGAAAGGACAAGTTGGAGAGTAGCATTATCAATTCTGGAGAAGTTGCAGGTTCCCGAAGGTTGGTGTTCCTCAGGTTTCAAGGCGAAGGAGTACACGTTGATACCAGTATCGGGATGGCGAGTGTGGTGCTGCCAAGGCTGGACAACATCGAAGTAAGAACCTTCACGCTCGGAGATACGGTCCTGACCATTGAGTTGGAGTTTGGCAGTGACAACAGGGTTCTCACCCCAGCAGTGCATGTCGAGAGCAGTCTCAGCAAGAACGAAAGTACCAGCATCGGAGACAGTGGAACCATTGATAGCATCAGTTCCGTTGTAATCAAAAGGAGTCATATTGGTCCAATCAGCACCATTCTGATTTCCACCAGCAACTGAGGCATTCAAGGCACCGGGCATCTGGAAGACATTGCTAGCAGTGATGAAAGCAGTGGAACCAGAGGTCTCAGCCTGAGAGCCGAAAGCATGGATAGCGTTGGGGAGGACATCAAGGGCATCAGTGTAGTTGAAGGGCTGAGCACCGAGGAGTCTGTAAAGGTCGTTTCCACCCTGGAGAGAGGCGCAGTAATCGACGTTGGCATCGGGCTGGACAACCCAGATGAGCTCTTTGCAGGGGTGGTTGAAGTTGAGTTTGATTTTGTTGGAGGAGGAACCGACAGACTCATCACCAGTGAACTGGAGTTGCTCAATGAGATACTCGTGGGGGTTCTGAGCCATCTTTCTGCGCTCATCGGTGTCGAGGAAGATGAAATCAACATAGAGAGAAGCAGCAACAAGAGAGGCTTGGTAAGCATTGGTAACAGTAGCAGAAGTACCATTGGGGGTGTTCAACTCGCTAACAGCCCAGAGGCACTCACCAATGGGACGGAAATCAATGTTGATTTTAACTTCATGGTACTGTAAAGCAATAAGAGGAAGGGCCAATCCAGGGTTCTTGTTGAACCAGAACTGGAGAGGAATGTACAAAGTGGTCTCAGGGAGAGCTTTGCGAGGAGCACAGACTTGTCCGGGTCCAGCAGAAGCAGAGCAGGGACCGTTGATATCAGCGAAGGTAGGATCAGTGATATAGGTAAGTTGAGTGGTGTGTCCAATCATCTTGTAGTATCCCTTCTGTTGCTCAGAAGACATAGTGAGCTGGTTCCAGATGTGCATGAAATCACCATACTGTCTGTCGATTCTTTGACCACCAACCTCAATCTCAACCTGGGCAAGGAGTTGCTCACCGGGGAAATCGAGCCAACGAGCATAAACATTTTTTCCGGAGTTAGCCATGCTCTGGTTAATCTCAGGGAGAGTAACCTGAACATAGACACGGTAAGCAAGATCACCGTTTCTGCTGATAACACAAGATACACGTCTTCCGAAGTCAGCTTGGCCATTGAAAGTCTGCTCAATAGACTCCATAGCGAAGTTGGTGTGTCTGCGGTAAGAAACCTTCCAGAAAGTGATTTCGGGGTTAGAGGTCAACAAGGTGTCTTGAACACCATAAGCAACAATTTGCATCAAAGCGCCTGCCATTTTTTATATATTGCTAAAAGATAATTTTTTTCGATTATTTAACCGACACCCCTACTACAGTCTCTACATTTCTTCAACATCATCTCTTTTTTAATATATACATTTATCATCTACATAATATGTAGAGAAATATTGATATTTTTATTGCGATTTTTTATTAGTATTTCCAATGAAAAGACCTTCGAATAAGGGTATCCAAAAACTACAACATAAAAATAAAGAATACATAAGGAACGAATGAATTAACGGAGCACTTATAACACAAGCACAAGCAAATATAATAGCAGTTGGGGTCATTATTCTAAAATGAGTATAAGATTTATTTTCTTTAATTATATTATCAAACATATGCGTTTAATTTTTATATTGATATTTGCTTCTGTAATATTTAGTAGTCAAGCATCAAATC